CCCCTTTGAAGCCATTTTAGGCTGTTCGGAATAACGTGATTTATCTAGAATTTTGGGTTCACAAGGTAATAAGGAAGTGGAAAATGTCGCGCCACGAGACGGGTGTTCTTGAATCCGGGGAACTGGAGCTAACTACAGACCTGAACGATGCTGGAAGTATCGAGACCCGAACCACTCAACCGTACATTATGACGCAGGCGTTGCGCGTAAGACGTCGTACAAGTGTAGTGCAGTAGCAAGTCCGAGAAAACATAGATCATTGTAAGTATACAGTTAGTTAAAGAAACGAAACCAGGCTAGTCACCTGGGTCGCCACCTTAACCAATTCATTTGATAATCATTATGATTCGCAGCAGAATTTGATTTCATAAAGTCACATACCACACACGTGACGATTTTAGTAGTGGAACAAGACAGTTGGAAAGACAACAGGCTGGTGTGCTGTTTAACACCACAGTCTTCATCATGACAGTAAGATACGTGGAGGGAAACCACTGTAAGGATGACACGGCTTTAAGCCATGAAGACGCGAGCTTGACTGGCTCAACAAACAAAGAGGATTTTTATTCTAAGAAAATTCTTTCAAAACAAAGGCAAGTGCGTAAAGAAATGAAGCGCATAAAGAAATTGCCATGGACCAAAGCACAAAAGCAATGGAACACAATGGCTCGGAAATTTTCGAGTAATAAGAGTTTTGGTCCCCAATGGGGGATCGAGAATTTGCCTAGTATGACTGGTTTGTTAACTAGTGTTGCAAAAATGGCAGGTGTTTCATTGAATGATATGTTGCTGAAAGAAGCTGAAGGATTGGTAGCTTTATATTTTGCTTGTATTGGAACGAGTGATTTTGCCACTTTAGCATCAGTAATATTTTTGTATGTCCGTTCTCATTTTAAAAGATCAGTTGTGAATGAGATTATGGATTTTGCTAGGTCCACTTTGGAATCCATGGTTCCTCAAGTTGGTTTAGAAGTAGATAATGACGGGTTTTTGCCCGATGGATCTCACATATGCGATAGGTCTGTCGACAATGATTCTGAAATCTCTTCCCTTGAGAAATCTGATATAACGGATTCCACAAGAAAAGAAACAACTGAGCCCGCGCATGCCACACAAAAAGTTTTTGATGCCGTTATTGATAGCGGTAAGTCAATGAATAGTGAGCGTGCCAACAAGTGGATTCCATTCATGAAGCAAGTAAGGGACAATTGGTCGGCTTGTGTGAATCATGGATTGTTTCCACATTTCTCGCGATTATTATCATTACTTGTTTGTTTTGGTATTTGTGAGACGGAAGATGTCACTTTTTCGGTTAAAGAGTTGAAGATTATTGAACCAGATCTCAAAATTGTGCAAGGTAATGCAGTAGATATTATTTCTGCTTGTTGTGATACCATTGTATATTTTGTTGAGAATGTTTATGCTTCGATGGAAAAAGGAACTATGTTACCATTAATTTTGGGTGATGGTGACTTGACCGATATGGATGTTGAATACGCTGAAGTTATGAAATTATGGGATTTGGCCAGAAGTGGCAATCTTGAAAAGATAGTTGGAATGACTGATGCAGATTTCAATGGGAAATTGGAAAAATTGACATCAAAAATGAAGAATATGCTTCGCCATTTGCGGGGTGCCGACAAAGCAACAATTGATCGTAAGTATCAAAAGTTGTTGACAGTTATCAATGATTTTGCATTGTTGAAATTGTCTGGTGGATTTAGAAGAGCTCCATTTGGAATTGAGTTCTTTGGAAGAAGTAGTGTTGGCAAAACGACTGCTTGTGATCAATTGAGTAATATTCTTCTTGCCAGTGCTGGATTGAGTACAGATAAAGGTAGAACTTTTACCTTTGATCCAGCAAAGAAATTTTGGGATAAAGCGAAGTCTGACATGCTTCGTTTTCATTGTGATGACCATGCGAATACGAAAGAAAAATATGTGGAGAAATCTCCATGTGAAACTATCGTGCAGGTTAAAAACAATGTCCCATTGTGTGCACCCATGGCAGAGATTGAGAACAAGGGCAAAGTTTGGGTCGAACCCGAGCTTTTGACTGTTACAACAAATGTTCTCCATCTGGATGCACACATTTATTCAAATTGCCCATATTCCATTCAAAGACGTATGGATGTTGTTCTTGACGTAAAAGTTAAGGATAAATATGCTGTCAAAAGAAATGGGGTCACTGTAGGATTAGATAGTGGTAAAGTCCAAGAAGGTCTTGGGATTGGGAAGGATGGATACACGCCTAGTCCTTATGATGACATTTGGGAATTTGATGTTTTGACACCTGTCATGCCCGAAAATTTAACACAGTCGGGTATTTATGAGCTAGTGGAGTGGAACGATATTGTCATGAAAGGAGTTGATTTTCAAACGGTGATTAATTATGCCATTGAAAAATTTCATACTTTTAGACAGAGACAGTTCAATATGAAACATGCTGATAATAAACGAATTGTGCATTATGATTTGTGTGGTATTGATGGGTGTTGTCAATTGAAAGGAAAGTGTATGAGGCATATTACCCCACAGTGGGGCGAGGAGATTGCCACATCGATAAGAATGGCCAAGAATATCATAACTGGTCAGATTGAGGAAGAATTATCGAGACCCGCAAGAATGCTTGAATTAGGAGCTGCAGGGGCTATTCGTGCCCAAGCGGTATTATTTTACAGGTATTTTAATTGGGTTTCATTGGTTCCTTCTCAATGGTTGCATAATCCTTTGGTG